GCGTGAGCCACAATGTCGGGATTACGGTTCGGAAACACGAGTGCCCTATTACCTATCCAGGTAACACGACAACTCACAAGAAATCTCTTGCTAGTTTCTCTACCGCAACCCCTTCAATGTCGATGAGCTGATTACTAAGGACAACTTCCCTGAACAAATCGCACACGTCAACGGCAGTCAAAGAATACCTTTCAATACAAAACGCGTTGAAGTCATATTCGGACAACACTTCATCGACGTGAATCTTTGAAGTGATGTTGCGAAGAGTGACCCCAGCTTGTTTTGCATTCCAGGAAACTTCAACATCATAGTCCCCCTTGAGATTCTTGGCAACGGCAAGAGGAAACTCGTGTTTGAATCGTTCAAGAAAAATGTCCCTAATTATCGGCAAATAACGGAACTCATAGGCATAGCCAATTGACTTGCAAGCCATATATAAGCTTTCGCTAACTGCTTGGTTTCTATTAGCACGCATGTTAAACCGCCCGAGAGCCTTACCCAGAATGGGGACCGTGAGGTGCTTGCTATCGTTGTGCGGAATAAAAAACTTGCTAAGGAAAGTTGCAGTCCAGAGGTTATTATGTCTTATTACCTTGGCTTCCATTTGGGCGCGAGCCGCAACTGAAACGTAAATTTTCTGGCAATAAGCTATAGTACCCCTGATTCTGGCCAACATGTCATCACCTAAAAGAAGGGCGGTACAGCTGATGGGTTTCGTTCTCAACAAGAAACTATACAGTATACATGCATTCCAAAAAGTGTTCCTGAACGTAGTGTCAGTAGCACCAGTTGGGAGTTGATTTTGTAAAGAGGCCTTGATACCATGCCTTGCATTGCGTACCGAAAAGCTGTTAGACTTCAAATGAAGCCTAACAAACCATTCGGGGCAACCCAAGACACGCATTAGAGCCACTTCCAAAAGTTGCACGTCACTGCATTGAAACTTGTCGTTACTTGAAAAATCAGCTTCCACCCAATATTCATCATTTGCGCCGGTAGTGTCAACAAAAGGAACATATTGACATGGCGTTTTTCGGTAAGAACTATGGAACCGGTAAGGGCCGGTCATACTTTCAAGGCAATGGTCCAAACGTCTCATGAGCTCATTAAAAATGGG